GCGTGTCTGCTGCGAACATTGGGTATATAGGTTTGCCATCTTGAATGGTTCCAAGCTGGTTCATTACATAAACATCTATCCAACTTTTTGTCTTACCTTGAATTAAATTGGGGTAATAAGACTTCAACATGTGCTTTGTGTTCTCAGCCTTGGTGTTTGGAACGTAACCCTCTACTTCTCCCTCCTCATTCTTCTTCGCCACCATCCCAGAGGGCTGCGTATAGAAAGCCCAGTTGTCTGGTTTAACCAGCATCTTAGCTTGCTCACGCGGAATATGATCTGGGATTGGAACCTCTCCAGCCATAATGGGCCACCAATGATCTTCCTCAGGGGCGTTGGTATCGGCAATAACGCCAGTCCAACTAGGACCACCATCACGCATAGAAGGAAACCGCCCAACACGCATCGTACAGGCGTCAATAATACTTTTAGGAACCTCTCGCGCCTCGTTAATCCAGATGCCGGTAAGTTCCAAAGATAAGAGTTTCTTAACATCTTCTGGCCTATCAAGAGCAAGGAAGATAACCTCAAGGTCTATGTCTCCCTTTTTAATATGATGAGTGTACGGAACAGACCAAGTAAATCTACCCCAATCGCTTTCGGGAAACCAATCAAGCCAAGTCTTAATAGTAGTAGTTCTTAACTGTGGGTTGGTATTACGAATAATAGCCCAACGACTTTTGCGTATTCCTGATTCTGTTTTCTTTTGAGAAAGTGCGCGGCGAAATACTTCAACACAGCAACCAACAGATTTACCAGAACCAACTGGGCCTCTTACGCCACGAAAGAATGTATCGTCTTTCATAAAAGCCTTGAGTACGTCACCATCTGGTTTGTACTTGAAGTCAGTCATCTAAGCCCCTTGTTGACTCCAAAGCGAATCATGTCTTCCACTACTTCAGGCGCAATGCTTTCAATCAGCTTATCGCACTCAGCATTGGTAACAAAAGACTTGCCATGCTTTTCTTCTATGTAAGCAAAGTGAACCTTGCGAACAATGCCGCGAAGAAGATCTAGATCTTGCTGCTTAATGGTAGTTATAAAGCTCACTTTTTAACAGCCTTCTTCTTGGGCTTAGGTGCGGGTTTTGGATCTGGGCCTTCGATAAGACGCCGTGAATCCGAAGTGCGAGTCGCGCCAGAATAAGTTGAGCCGCCCAATGTGTGAGTCGGCCCTGTGTAAATCTTATTATCGTTTGCTGTGTACCAAGCCATTAGGTTCTATACTTCCTTACTTTGTTGGCAATAGCTTTCGGTTGAGCCACATGCTGCTTACCTTTTGCCTTACCCTTTCGTTTAGCTGCGGTTGTAGCTGCATATTCAGAACTAGCTAAGAGCAGCGATAGCCTTACTAGGAAGATAACGCTCACCTGTTTCACTGGACTTCTTGCCAGACTTGGTGCGCCACTTCTGCTTACCCCAGTTAAGTAATGACTTCTGAGGCGCTTTCATTAGTTCGTCTTGGGCTTATACAAAGTACGCTTAGAATATTCCTGAGGCATCATCATTCTGCCACCAGCGCCCCCGCTCATTGTTCTAGTCTTAATGCGCTTTGTTTTTGTTTCGCCCGTCACTTTATCGCGGGTTTGATTCTTAGGGTTATCTTCCATCTTCTCCTTTGAAATATTATTTAAAAGAGTGGTAGCTTTTTTCTTAACGGCTCGCTCATCGTTTGCCAAATCTTTGTTTGTAGCCCTCTGAGGCCCGTCATCGCTCTGAATAACTACTTCTTTTTTGGGGCTCTTCATTAAAGAATCAATTCTTTTTTGAGCAGAAATTATCGCCTTGCGAAGATATTTAATTTTATCTGCCTCTTTGCGAGGCATACTTTCGTTAAATCTATCCATAAGGTTCATGATCTATATCCTCCACCAGCGGCCTTATACCGCTTTGCTAAGAGTTGCGCCTTACGTGCCGACCACTTGCCAGCAGCAGTGCCTTGAACATTAGCAGCCTTTATTCTGTTGAACAAAGACTTCCGCATCTTAGGCTTGGTATAATTACCAGCAGCATTAACCGCCATCTTGTTCCTCGCTTATATTCATTTGACTGCGGAACTTCTCACTAGCAGCGCTCTCTAACTTCTTAACCTTCTTCAAAAGGTTTTCACGCTTCATACTAGTAACCATCTGCCCATCAGAAGTGCCAAGAAACTCCTTAACCTTGCGGCGCAACTTAGTCACCATAGAGTAATCTTCGGGCATGCTTTCTAATTGCTTAGAGAGCAACGAATAACGAGCATTTATTTTGTCCCTCGGAGATCCACCCTTAGGCATTAATAACCCCCTGTGTTAGTGGGCATCAGCAAAGAACGAGCCTGATAACCCTTCCGCTTTACATCCTCTAACTCAACAGGCTTGCGATCCTTTTTCCGCTTAACAGCTAAAGAAGGCAAAGGACCAAACTCAGGCTTCTGCTCCTCATACATTTCATCAGCACTAGGGCCGCTACTTCCAACACCAAAACACATCAGCTTTTCTTATGCCTCCTTGCAAAGTTACGAGCCGCTTCCACAGAACCAAAGCCCCACTTCTTTAACGCCAAAGCCTTGCGAGTAGGGCGACCCTTCTCATCCTTCATCGGCCCCTTCATGCCAGCAAACCGAGCAGCAAAAGAAACACGACGAGGATTCGTACCCTTGGGAACAGGTGCCTTTAAATTAGCCCCCTCAGTCCGCTTAAAATGACGACGACCAGCAGCAGTTAAACCACCACTAGGACTTTTGTGCTCTTTTCGCATAACCCTTGCTCTTCAATAAACTCTTCGCCTTAGCATTAGACTTCTTTGCTGGCGTCTTCTCTGGCTTCTTAGAATATCTCATTTCTCACCTCTAGCAGATAAAATATTTTTTGAGAACCTTTTTTAAGAAAAATGTGAACGAGGGACTATTACAGTAACTGACTAGCTAGTTTTTCCCCCTACCCCCACTGCCACACCATAGCCAACAACGAATCACCCTAGATCTATGCTCACCTTGATGTCACCAGCCACCTGTACTTGGCTTCTATCTATAGGCTTGTAGCCAGCCCTGTCTAATAAATCCTTACTAGCTTCAAGCTGAACATACTCAGACTTAGCGCCCTGTGACAGCCTACGCACTGTGTTCACAGCTACGGTAGCACTAAGTCCAAACTCCTCATTCATACGCTGCATCATGTACTGCTGCACATGGGCTGTCTTGAGTGCTTTGTAAGCTGAGACGTATCCAGACTTGCCTTCAGCGTACCCAGCTTCAATAGCAGCTTTAGCTGCAGGCAGCCCTTTTGATACCATTATATCCACCAGCGCAGCCTGTTTATCAGTTAACTTCTTAGCAGGAACCATATCAATCCTTCTTCTATGCAGTGACTAACCTATAGCTAACTGCTGTCGTCTGTGTTTGCTAGATGCAGTAAGCTATCATTAAGAAGGATTGTTTAAACATTAGGGCTTATATCTCATTCACTAGCCCCCCTCTCCCTCTCTCCCCCCATTACGACACTATTCCTGCAGTGCTTGTCAATAGTGACGTTACGTAACTATACTAATTACCCTACGTCACACTGCATTTCACTAGTTGACAGACTATAACAACTACCAACAACCAAACAGCTAATAACCTCTAGTCTCAGCTTGTAGCTCGTTGATAGTACGTCATGGGCTAGTTCTCCTGTGTCCCTGCGGCTACCTCGCTTGCCATCCTTCATGTCATCAGCCTGCAACAGTTCGCAAGGTACGCTTCGCTTTGCTCCTTGCGAACTGCAAGCGCCGTGGGCGTTTCAGTCTGTGCCATTTGTCTGTCATCGCGAGGGTAGTCCTCGCGACACACATAGGAGAACTAGCAAATGACTAAGACATTATCAGAACTCGCAAAGCTGAAACTAGAGGTTATCAACTATCATAACCACGACATCTCTAATCCTGACAACAAAACAGGTGGCAACGTGGTCAACGAACAATTCATTATCTCACTTGCTCGTGATGCTTGCTTTGCATCAGCTAGAGCAGTCAAGTTCAAGTCTGATTATTACAACGATCTTGTAGCTCAATACGATATAGCTGTTGATAACAACAACATCTCAGAAGCAAGACGTTGTGAGTATATCCTTGAACGTATCCCACCAGAAGTAGACGAACTAAAGTATCGTCACAATGCAGACCTTGAGGTTTACAAGGAGCTAACAGGTGGTGAGACTTGGCTCCCTAAAGGTAGCTCTAACGAGAACTTCAAGGCTAAGAAATTCAAGAAGATAGCAGCGTAATGCTATCTTTACTACAATAATAAGTTGCTAATGGTGGCAGCTTAATTACCCGAGGGGATTGGTCAGGACACCAGTCCCCTCATTCATTGCTAACTTAGGAGGCAGCATGCTCAAGACAGTTTGGATTGCGTTCGTTGCATTCTCTTCGCCAGAAGAATGCGACCGTTACGTCGAGCTTAACTCGGATCTAATTCATGGCGAAATACAATGCGTCATTCACCAGCACGAAGTGCCAGCAGTAAAACCAAAACGAAAACCAAAGTGACGTAAGGTAACTAATGACTTTAACTATTGTTACTGCAATAATGCAGGACATAACCTTAGGAGAACTAATATGAAACTTAATTACATTGACACAGATGAGACACCAGTCTCAATTACTTTCGTTGCTGATGAGATCAAAGTAATCAGCAACTTTCTTGAACTGCATAAAGCTCAAGTCGAAAGCTTTAATCGCAGTGCATTGATGGAAGACATGGCTAATAAATTTGCAGAGATAACTGCAAGATTGATTATGGAGAAATAAGATGAAACATTTTTCAATGAACGACTTTAACTTTCCTGTTGAACAACAACCAATCCATGACCAGCTTGGCAATATCATTGCCGGTCATCAAGCTGTTGTGCGTACCGACACCGATCAGGTGTTGGGCGTACACGGATCACGCTACAAGATTGTATCACACGATAATGTAGTCAACTCAATTCTCGACGGAGTAAAGTCAGCAGATCTATCAGACGATTATGATTTAAGCGTCGATGTGCTTGAAGACGGTCGCAAGCTAAGAGGTGAGATACTATTTAATGATCTTGCTGTTGAACCAGCAGTCGGTGACTATGTTATGTTCCGAGTTAGCTTCTTCAATAGCTACGATGCGTCTTGGTCTTTCTCTCAGCAAGCCAATGGCTTACGGCTATGGTGCCTCAATGGTTGCACTACACCTGACACAGTAGCGCGTAGTAGATACAAGCACACCGCATCTATTAACGTCGAAGGCGCAGCAGCCAAGGTAGTCAATGGCCTTGAGCACTTTCAATCCCGCAAGGATATCTGGCAAAGCTGGATGCAAACCAAGCTAGAGCAACCACAGATCGAGAACTTCTTTAAGAAGACTGTCTGCAAAGCATTCACACGCCAGCAGTCAGTCACCAAGACCAACGAAAAGCAACTAGAAAACTTGCTAAGTATTTGGAATGACGAGCGCAGCAGCCTCGGTTCCAACAAGTGGGCGCTGTACAACTGCCTTACTTACTGGGCTACGCACACGCAGGATCTACGCAAGCCTGAGATTGCCAAGTACAATCGTGAGATACAGATTGCCAGCGCAATGAAATCAAAACAATGGACGGAGATGGCATGAAGAAACTTTTAGCAGAGTTAGATGAAATGCTCGCAACATTGAAAGGTAAAGTTAAGGAGATGCAAAATGCGAATGAGTAAACAACACTATGAATTTATTGCAGACACGATTGGACCAATGGTAGGTTGGCCCTCTCACTTACACTCAATAGCTGATGAGCTAGAGAAAACTAATCCACGTTTTAATCGTGAGAAGTTTCTGCAACGCGCAACCAAAGCTTGGGAGGACAATCATGACATACCAAATGTTAATGACTACATCCCTTATTGAATGCCCAGAGTGCTATGGTCATGGCACTCTGACTTACACTAGGTTTATTAGGCAAGGTTTCGATGTCGATGTGGGCTATGAAGAAGAATACAAAGACACTTGCTTTAACTGTAATGGTGACTGCGAGATTGAGATTGAACCAGAAGATCTTGACAATGATGAATGAAGTGCTGCACTAATGCAGCATGAAATCATATCTCAAATATCTACAAGACAAAGCAGAGGGGTGCGATATCCCTTTGCTTAAAGCATTCAAGCAAGCTGATATACCAACATCAACCTACTATCGTACAATAAACTTAGTGTCTGAGCTAAGATATGAAACAGCAAGTAAAGTTTTAAATGCTATAGAATATCTACACAAAGCTAATGAAATGAGAGAACACGCAAAAAAAATAGGGCCATCAAAGCGCAAGAACATATCTATTAGATCTAAGTTTAAAGCTTGAAAAAAGCACAAGCTATTAACTGCATTGCTTGCGAAACAGAAACAACTTGGTTCGTTGCAATACTTAAAAACAATAGCGGCGGTACATACGAGAAGCATTGGTACGTCTGCCTTCATTGCTATGAGGAGGACAAGTGGCAAACCGTAACAAGAACAAAGGAACTTACCACGAAAAGTGGTTCGTCGACTGGCTTACGAAAGCGGGTATCAAAGCCAAAAGGCAACCCCTCTCAGGCAGCTTGGGAGGAGAGTATAGCGGCGACATCAAGCTCGAACTCTTCGGTCAAGAACTGGTGGGAGAAGTAAAGTATAGGGACAAGTCTAACTTCCCCAGCCCATACACAGTATTAGATAAGCGAGACATTGCTTTCTACAAAAGACGGACGGGCAGTCCGCAAACGTTAGTCATAATGACTGGCGAACAATTCCTAACCTTCATGGAGAACGCAAATGGAATCACAAAACAAAATGATAAAAGCTCACCTTGAAAAAGGTCATACCTTAACTTCGTTAGGAGCATTAGATTTATACGGCTGCTTTAGATTATCAGCTAGAATATCTGAGCTAAAAACTTCTGGCTTTCATGTAGAAAAAAATATGATTGAGCTGGCAAATGGTAAAAAAGTAGCGGAGTATTACAAGCCATGAAGAAACCTAAATCAATAGGCACTGCTGTAGCTAGCAGTGTGTGGGATGCACACATTACTAAAGCCACAAGCTCACCGCACTATGCTAGAGAATACAAGAAGTATAGTTATGTGCTTGATGAGTATGAGATTATAGCCAAGCGCATTAAGAATGGTGAGCCTGTTGGCGAGTCATATCTTAAAGGTGAGCAAAAGAAAAAACTTCTTGAGCTTACTGACTTACACCACGCTGACTTCAAGAAATACCTTGAGTAAGCTGCATATATGCAGTAGACTAACCTATATAATAAAAGGAGAACTTAATGGAACGCAAAGGTTTCATAGGCGGCAGTGACTGCGTAAAAATTATGCAAGGCAACTGGCTTGAGCTATGGCAGATCAAGACTGGTCGCATAGAGTCAGACGACTTGTCTCGCAATATTGCAGTACAACTTGGCAGCTGGACTGAAGACTTCAATCTTGAATGGTTTGAACATGAGCATGATTGCGTGCTGTCTAATCATCAAGAAGAACTAGAAGATATGATTGGCACTGTGCCAGCCAAGGGCATGATAGATGCTCGCTGGGGATCTCGCATTGTTGAGGCCAAGCATACCAATCCATACAAAAATATAGATGACATCATCGAATACTACATGCCGCAGATACAATTGTACTGCTATCTTGTCAGATGCAGATGGCGCATACTTCTCAGTAATCTTTGGCAACAGCAAGATGGGAATCAACTTATGTCTCGTACAATCACAAGTATTTCAATTCTATGTGGGCAGTGGTGTCAGACTTCTGGGGTTACGTTGTACGCGACGAAGAACCGATTGGTATTCAAACGCCAGACATCTCCATTGACAAGGTTGAGGTGGACAACATGGTCAAGCGAGACGCCAGCACAGACAACCAGTTTATCGACGCAGCAGTTACCTACATCAACGGATACGAACACAACCGCGTGTTCGAGAACGCAAAGAAAGATCTCAAAACATGGTCGGTAGCAACGAACGAGAAGTTTACTGCGACCACCTTACAATCAAACGAGACAAGCGGGGATCACTCCGCATAACAAGGAGAACCAACAATGACTAATAACCTCAACATCTGGGACAAGCTGGCCTCTTCAGACCCCAAATATCTGAAGAAGGTCAGCTTCGGCAGCCGATCATTCACCGCCATCGACCCACAATATCAAGTCAGAAAGATGACTGAACAGTTTGGGCCAGTCGGTGATGGCTGGGGCTGGCACAACACAACAGAGATTGTGCCTGTAAGCAACGGAGACAGCGCTGTGCTAGCGCATGTTACTGTCTGGCATACATCGCCAGCAAATTCATTTGGCCCCTTCACAGGGTGCCGTAAGTTCTTTGATGCAGCTAAGGGTCGTATGGCTGAAGATGCACCGAAGATGGCTATCACTGATGGCCTAACCAAAGCACTGTCGCACATTGGCTGTGATGCTGACATCTTCTTAGGTAAGATGGATGGCAATAAGTACGATCAAGACAGTGGTAACAAGAGCAGTGGCTGGTAGTCACACAATACAGGAGCCAGAAGCATGGCAGATCAACAGTACGATGACACAAATAGAGGCGCAGCCTTCACACCATTTCCAACACAGCAAATGATCTTGCAAGGTAAGGTCAATGTAGAAGGCGTGGATTCAAAAGTAGTTCTTGTCAAAGACCAAACCAAAGATGGGCGTGGCATTGTCGAAGTCTATCAAAAGATGGCAGTCATGTTTGACAACGACAAGAAGGGCAATGATGCAGCACCCGATTACTCTGGGCCAGTTGGTGAAGAAAAACGTATTGCTGGGTGGAGACGCATGAAAGATGGTAAACCTTATATGTCTTTTCAAATAAGCGACAAACAACAAGGTCAACAAACTGCATCTTCCCCCTTGTCAGAAGATAGCATTCCGTTCTAAGCTAACATTAGTTCTCCAGAGGAGCGTCCTGCCCCTCCCTCATAACTGCCTCGCTTAGTCAGAACACTCTGCATAGCGGGGCTTTTTTTTACCCAAAGGAAACAGCATGGAAACATGGAAACAAATAGAAGCTCGGCATCGCCGTGAAAAACTAGAGTTAGTAAAAGCTCTGGCAAAATCTCGCTGCACACAAACTCAAGCAGCAAAAATCCTTGACGTAAAACTAACTGGATTAAATAATTTTATTCATCGCAACAACATATTCTGGCCTGTAATAGAGCAAGGAAAAAGGCAATGAAGATACATCGCGCACATGAAGTAGAGTTAGACTTTCTTAAACGCAGAGTTGATACACTAATCAATGAAGAAAACAGAACTGACTCACACCCAAATGTAAAACAAGATCTATGGGCAGCACGTTCTGAACTAAATCAATTTGTAAACAAACTAAGAAAAGAAGGCTATCACATATGAATGAAAAACTACTAGCCGCAATGCTTGAAGATGCAAAGCAAGTTAATAAAAGAGCTAAAGAAAGAGATGGTCAAAGCCGATTCTTAAAACAAAACTTACCTGTTGATTACAACATGGGCGGTAGGGACGGTAAACCAGAGACAAAAGAAATAATTAGACTAGCCTTAGAAGGTAAGAGCAAAGACTCTATATGCAGACGCATGTCTTTCTTAGGATACAGTCGCACTAAAACATTAAAAACTTTATGCCGACACGCAGATAAGATTAATAATCTAAAGCATTAACTCAAAGTGAGGGCCATCAATGAATGGCCTTCGCCCCTGACTTCTACGCGTAAATCAACATAAGCATTCATAGCTTCTTCCATTGTGCCATCCCATATACGGATGTCATCTATATGCCAAGCTGCTCCCCAGCGCACACTTACACCAGCAGCTTCAGCACCTTCCTTCATAGCGTCAGCCAAATCGTCATACAGATTAAGCTCCCAAGAACCACGGCCCTCAATGTAAGCCATCAAATCAACAGCCAATCCATCCAAATGTTTTGACTTCATAGTCTGACTAGCGCCTTTAGCTACTAATGCTTTTTGCATTTCAAGAGTACGCATACCCTGAATAACACCAAAGTCTGTCTTAGTTGCAGTGATTGCAAACTTAACTACAGAAATCATACGCTCGTCTATGCCTTCCATTCGATCAAGGCTGCGTTGCGATAATTTAAAACTCATTTCTTTAATCCTTTCATTGTGCGAATTCCAAAGCTTGCAGCTATTGAAGCGTACATTCCCCATTGCACCCACATTGGACAGTTAGACAAATTATCAAAGCCAACACGCATTGCGTCTTGCCAGCTTGGTATAAAATTAGCGCAAAGAATAGCTACAAAAACTATAGTCCATAGCTCATCTTTCCAAGAATCCTTTGAGGCTTCTATTGCTGACTGCTCCCAGTCCATTTCACCAGTAGCTTGCTTGAGCTTGATCTCTGCATTAGCTTTCTGAACAGCAGTCTTACCATCTAAGTAACTAGTAGCTAGCCCACCAACTGCACCTATAATCTGACCAATCATTTTTCAGATCCAACCCATACTGCAAAAGCACCTGTCAGAGCGCCTGTAACCGTGGCTGTAAGAGCGGTAGCTTGAGTGCTAACCACATCCTGCGGCAAAGACATAAACCATTCTATAACGCGAATATACATAATGGTCATAACAAGCATCATAACGCGTGGCATTATCTTCCATGCCAATATCTTTTCCATAGCTATTGTCATTTCATTCCTTTCAAAAACTCAGTTAAGAAATACAAAACAGCAAAGCCGCCAATACTTAACGAAGCAATTACACCCCAAGAAATATATTTAATTGTAGCAGCTATCTGCTTCTGCCTTTGTTCAGCTTCCTTCTTTCGCTGAACGCGCATCTTAGCCTCAAAAGCTAAGAAAGAATCCCAAGTCCCTGGCTTGCCATACAAGCGACAAATAGATTCTAATTCTTTTCGTTGTTCTTGTATCTGTTGCAAAGCAATGAACTCATCAAAGTCATCAGCAGACTTGCCCATAACTTTAGAAAACAATCCGTCCTTCTTGCGATTGCCTCTAGCTTTTAGATCTTCTTCTGCGCCAACAAGATTTTTAAGAGGCGATAAAAAATCACTAACCTCTTTACCATTAGATACAAACTTTTTGATTGTTGAATAAGCTGCATTGGCTGCTGCTAACTCAGCTAACATAACTTAGCTCATCATGTTCATTCGCAAAAGCAAAGCAATAATGAATGCACTGGTTGCAATCATAATAGCCTCAAGCCGCTTTACACGATTAAACAAATCTTTGAATTGAATATCCATCTCAGTCTTCATAGCTATTAACTGCTTCTCAACAGCATCAATTCTATTATGTGCAGAGGCAACAGTTTGTTTAGTCATGCTATATCATCCACAATTTCTATTTCTATATATCTACTATTAGGAAACGTTTGAACTCCGCTATCAGCGTAAGTGACTTGAAACTCTCCTTCATAGCTACCAACAGTAGCAGTATCAGAAGGAGACCAAGAGTATGTAACCTGACCATTAGTCGCATCAGAAATAGTTGCAGCTGAATCTACAGTCGATGAAGTTTCACCAGACTTTCTCATTTTAAATGCAACACTAGCACCACTTAAAGAAGCAACAGAACCATCGCCATTAATTAAAGTGGCAGTGATTATAGGCTTGGTATCATTTTGTTTAATGTAAAAGGCCATATCTTTCTTTACCTTGTATTAAGCAACATTTGCAAGAACTACTTCCTCATCAATAATTGCATCACTAACATCAATAGAAATGTAAACTTCATTAGCTTGAGTAAGCATAATCAAATCATTAGCCCCATCAATGTCAGGATTAATTAAAGGTGAAACGTCAAGAATTGTAGACTGATCTATTACTGGCAATCCAGTAGTTATAGATATTGCTACACATTCATGACTTTCATTAGCTGTAGGAATATCAATTTGAACTGCATTAGTTGTAATATGATTAGCAGTTAGTTGAATGAAATAATCTGGGCTATCAACAACAGGAGGCGAAGTTACAATATCATCAGAAATAAATTGATGATTTTGAGTTAAAGAAATCTGACCTACTGTAGGAGTATTCGTTGTAATATTGTTTGCAGTTAATGGATTCTCTACTAATGAAGGCTCATTGATAGAAACAGGATCTGTTATAATTTGAGTGTCAAGACCTACAGCTTCTCCTGAAGGAGACTTTCTAATAAATAAATCACCAACCATGCTAGAGTGATTTAAGCAATAGTATTGCAAATACTCAGGCGCATCATAAGCTAAGACTAACTCAAGCCTATCTTCATAATCAGGTGGATGATAAAGAGTAACGCCATCAGTGTATGAAACACCATCAAGCGTTCTTAACCTAAAATCATGTCCACTATAATTACTCCCACTAAAGCTAAAAGTATAACCGTGAGTTCCACCAAAACGCCCAGTATGTAACTCAAGACTATTAAAAAGTGGCCCTATATTACCAACATTAACTTTATAATCTTGAAGGGTAAACTGACCACTAGAAACTCCGACCTCAAAACGACCATCAATATGTTCTCTAAATGTATGGTTCTGAGAAATAGAAGGTGAATCAATTAATGGAGAATTAGTTGTTATGTCTGTAGAAGTAAGATCGCTAAGTGTATTTAAAACAGGTTGATCAATAAGCGGTGTGCTTGATGTAACGCTGTTAGAAGTAAGCAAGTGAGTTTGCGTAATGTTTGACGCATCAATAATTGGATTATTAGTTGATATGTCATTAGCTGTAAGAGCAATGAATTCAGATATACTTGCAGAATCTACAGATGGATTACCTGTTGTTATATCGTTAGCAGCTAAAGAAAAATTCGTAACATGAGTAGCGGGATCAACTACAGGAATACCAGCAGTAATGTTCTGAGCTACAATTACATGTCCTTGAGTAATCCCTGATGCGTCAACAACAGGTGCGCTTGTTGCGATCTCAACAGATGTAAGCGCATGAGACTGACTAATTGCAGCAGCATCAACCGTGGGTGCGCCAGCAACAATGTCATCAAGGCCAAATCCTGCTTCTGCAACAGCCCCAGTATCCGCGAGTGGGGCAGACGCTAGTGGGCTGAAACCTAGCATGTGTTACTCCTACGGCTTCGGGTTTGCGTCTTTGATGGCTTGTATATCAGCCTTCCAAGCATCAACGCCCTCGTGAAATATCTTATCCAGCTGCTCTTCAATAGCGGGGTAAGCAGCTTGACGCATATGTATATACATAGTTGCAGCGCTTTCTGCTTCTAATGCAGCCATATCAACATTTCGTGCAGAAATCTCTGCTTCAGTCATATCTACCGTGACGCCGTTTTTAATCTTCTGCATCTAAGCGTCCTTCACTTTGTAAAAGTTAAACGTGCCAGAGGTAAAAGTTCCACCGCTAGGGAATATCTTTACGCCGCCAATCCCACCAGTTGGTGATGTTGAGAAAGCAGCATAACAGCTGCTTTGTGCGCTTTCAGTGTGCCATCCATGATCTGTTCCATTGAAGTTTGCTCTAATATACGATGTGTTGAAAGCACCTCGATCACTATTTATAGTAATGTAAGCATAACCAAAAACAGAGTTGTTAGCTACATATGTTGGATACACATTATACATTCTATCAACTTGGTTTTTTGTTAGAGTAGCACTAGCGTTTTGAATGACTTTAGTGCCATAATTAGAAGCAGTAATAGCAGCATCATTGCCGTCAAGAAACTGTGACTGAACATGGGCCGATGTGTTAGACCTAATCAAATCATTGAAAGTAAAAAAGTAAGTATCACCCGCAGTCAAGCCAGTGTATTCGACAACAGATGTGGATGATAAAGTTGTCTTGCTAATAAACTCCAGCGCACCGCCGCCACCACCAGCCGCAGCACCGTCAATCGTCACACTGCCGCTAGTAGCGCTGATGTCATTTGTCTGATGATTGATGGTTAAAGCCATAAGTTATACCGCCGTTGATCCTGACATTTCATCCTGCGCCATTACCCAAGCATAGCACTTGTCTAAGAACGTAGAGCCTGACGCAGCTTCTACATCTGTGAGATTTGCGCTCATGCGTTTGAAGTCCACCTCGCGGGTGTCATCGGTAGGCGAGCTTGTAGCATAAGCACTCAAGTCAATCATCACGCTGAACTTGGGTTCATCCCCACGTTGGCGCGAGATGCTAGCTGTAACGATGCGGTAATAGGCGTTGTTAAATGCGATGCCATATTGGGAGGCACCTTCTGCGATGTTGTGTTGAATAGCCATTGGTTTCTCCTTTAGGCGTAAGTTACTTCAGATGTGTGGATCGTGGCGACCCAGCGAATGTTTGTTGATGCTGCACCAGTAACTGTGATGGCTAAGCCACCGTTGGTTGTATCTGCACTAAGAGCCATGCCCCATGCTGGTGTGTTATCCAAGACAGTTGTAGCAGAATTGACCAACACTGTCGTCCCAGCAGAGCCTTCCCTGCGGATTAGACCCTCAACCTTCCATGCTGCACAAGCTGTACCATCAGCCGCTTGCTGGCGAGCTACGATAGTGCCGTGAAAGGCGTAAGCGGAGTTGTTGGGTAGGATAATTTGGTTTGTGCTGCTAGCCGTACTTTTATTTGTCGTTAGTGCTTCGGCAGTAGCATCTGTCGTGTCGCTACGCAGAATAAAAGTGCCTGTCTGTGCATCGCCAGTTGCAGAAAATCTACCAGAGGCTTGCGTATGTTTTCCATAGATATCGCTGCTTGCTTCTTTACCAACTGCTACAGAAAAGTCTTGAGTTGCTTGCGCCCTATACCCCACGGCAAAAGTGTAAGTATCTGAAGCTATTGCGAAATTACCTAAAGCAATAGCATCTGCGGAGGTTGCTTTTGCTCGGTCTCCTATTGCGATACTACTAGCACCAGTAGCCCCATAGCTTGAAGTGTTGTTAGCTATAGCTGCTGCGAAGGAGTCTTGACCGTTAGCAAAAGAACGTCCAATTGCATTGGCATAAGACGCATCAGCCCTTGCATCATAACCAATTGCTAAACCACCAACGCCAGCACTAGCAGCCGCATGTCCAATTGATACATTGTAATTTTGAGTTGAGTTTGTGTTAAACCCAATTGAGACCGACCTGCTGCCAGTCGCACGTGCATTAGACCCAATTGCTACTGCATTATCACCACTTGCTGTTGGGGTAGTCGCAGAAACAGCATTATCACGATAGAGATCAGGATCTCCACCACCACCACCCCCAGCATCTGCAAAGGTTACAGCACCAGAGCCATCTGTAGTAAGTACCTGCCCGTTTGTGCCGTCTGCGGTAGGTAAGGTGTAAGTCTCTGAAATGCGTACTGTGTCGGTTGTACCACCAATGCTGACTTGGTTTGCGGCGGTAGACTGTACGCTATTACCAATAACAACTGAGTTTTGGCTAGAGGCTGTAGAGTTGTAACCCAAGGCCAGTGAGCCAATGCCATCGGCTTCATTAGAAAAACCAAGAGCAACAGCATATGTAGCAGTGGCTTGGGCTTGATAACCAATAGCTACGGTTTCAGCTCCACTAGCCGTTGCATTGTAACCTCCAGCCGCAAAACTTCTTTCACCAGAAGCTATATTCTCACGGCCTATTGCAATGCTTTCTGTTCCAGTAGCTTTTGCGTTCTTTCCCATCGCAATGCTATTAGCAGCACTAGCACCATAGCTGCTTGTATTATTGTTAATAGCACCTGAAAGACTTGAATTTCCTGACGCATAAGAGTTTGGGAATGCAACGGCATAAGACGCAGCAGTTTGCGATAATGCTCCAGCGGCCAAAGAATAAGAACCTAGTGAACTCGTACCAGATGCATAACCTAAAGCAGTTGAGTACCCACCTGCACTATCTGCGGCAATACCAAAGCTAGATGCTAACGTGCCTGTCGCATCACAATTTATGCCAACGCTAATATTGCTGTCTTGTGTTGCAGTTGCATTGCGGCCAATCGCTACTGCGTTGACACCAGTGGCAGAAGGCTTTGGCGATGTGCCATCATAGTTTTCTGCAAAGAGATCAGGTGAGCCACCGCCACCCCCAGCATCTGCAAACGTAACTGCACCTGAACCGTCAGTAGTAAGCACTTGACCATTTGTGCCATCAGCCGTTGGCAGGGTATAAGTCTCTGAAATGCGTACAGTTGCAGTCGCATCGCCAAGCGTAATTTGATTTGATGCAGTTGTTACAGCATTTTTGCCGATAGCTACTGAGTTTTGGTGCGCAGAGTTTGCGCTCTTTCCGATAGCTATAGCTGATGACTGACTTGCCGAAGCTCCTACGCCAATAGCAATCGAATTATTTGCTGACGCCGTTGAATCACTCAAAGCCAAGCTGTCATTACCAGAGGCAATAGCACCCTCGCCAAAGCTCATAGCATTTGAGCCTGTACTTTTAGCTAAGTAACCCAAGGCCACACTGTATGCACCAGTTGCGCCGTAACTGCTTGTGTTGTTAGCTATGGCTGCTGCAAAGCTGTCTAATGCTCCAGCGTAAGAGCCGCCTAAAGCTGTTGCTCCACCCGTAGTATTGCCACTTACACCTGCGATTGACTTGCTACCGCCACCATTCATGCCGATTGCAGTTGTTCGCTCATAATTAGCATTGCCAATTATAGCTATAGCTTTTTCGCCAAGAGCTTGAGCGCCAGCGCCCAGAGCAACTGAATAATCTCCAGTAGCATCGCTAAAGCCGCCAAGGCTAATACTTCTCAATCCGCTGGCAACTATATTATCGCCAATCGCCACAGCATCTTCGCCACTAGCCGTTGTGTTGTCGCCAATTGCTATAGCATTTGCACCACTCGCCGTTGGAGTAGTAGCGCTAGATGGATTATCAGCATAAAGCGCAGGAATATCTTCAGCCGTAGCCCCGATAAACACAGTAGCTGAACCGCTAAGGTTAATAGCTGCGTCTGAGTTGCTGCTTTCGCTTACCGTGCGTGACAGGGTGGTGCCAGTGGCCGTATAAGTACCTGTGCCTATTTCCCAGTTATTACCGTCCTCAATAACGTAACGGACTACATCTGCATTAGCTACACCAGCATCAGCAAAGGTCTGATAACCATCCTCAGCAGAGCCAAGCGTAATGGGGAGAACCAGTGCCAGTAGCACTAGTGGACATCTTTGCCCTATTTTTAAGAACGGCCATTGTTTAGCCCTTATGCTGGATCTGGAATTTCTATATCAACCGCAGTTAAACTAAAAGTATTTCCAGAAGTTACAGACTGACTTGATGATAAAGATCCAGTAACAAGCAAACGTGAGTTACCCGTATCAGTAATTGCATAATGTGTTGCTGTACCTGTTCCCGTTACAGTTCCACTGGTAATAGCGCTAAGAGTAACTTTACGTCCAGACGTATCTCCGTCAGTAGGTGCTGAAATACTTATGCTTGTTTCATTTCCAAGGGTATTTGTAGATGTTGCTGCCGTGTAAGTAGTTGGCTCTGAACTGCAAATATCTACACGATTTGCTTCCGTATCTAAAACTGTCAAGCCAGAATCATATACCCGATTTGCTAAAGTTGCCATGTTAATCTCCTATTTGGCTTAACTTCCGTTACCATAGTTATTAATTAATTTCAAACTTAATACCTTCCAAATCCAAGAGGAGCATCAAGCTCGCCCTCAATCATATTAGTAAACTCATTCATCTTGCCTTTCCAAAACCACATTCGAGCAAAAGGCAAATTACGAATAACTTCTTTGGTACCCTCGCCAATATTCCCCGTAACTAAATCATAAGACCCGCGAGCAAGATCAGTCGCAATGCTAGGTCCAGCGCCTAGTAAGCCGTTTGCAGCATCTAGCGCATCAGGCTTCTGAGGGAAAGCGAGGCTGAAGAACACCGCCAGTTAGATTGGGGTCCACCCAATGCTAAGCTAGTAGACATGGCTGTGTAGAACATATCGGAATACAAAGCAGTAACGCCTGAGTAATCAAAGGATCTAGCGAGCTGATCTTGGAAACTCATCTCTACGAAGTCGGGCGTTTTGTATTGCAGCACCATATAACCCAAGCCCATAGACAGCGCTGTGCCAATCCACTGGTTCTTTAGCTGCCCATGTCCATATGCCGCTGTAATCTTGTTTACCGCAGCTAAGCTATAGCTATAGAACTGAAACGGTAGTCCAAGCAATCCGCTTTCAATACGAGCATATCCCTTGAACTCTCTGTCTTCCTTCATGCCGAACTTCTCAGCAACACGCATAGGAATGTAAGCAATACCATCAGTAATTATTGGCTTATCTGCCGGTGTGCCCATTAGGATTGTATTCATAATGCCAGAGCCAAGAGCATTACGGAATGTACGCACAGTCTCAGGATCTACTCTTGCTTGCTTTTCTATCTCAGCAACAGCCAAATCATTAATTGCATTTTCATACGCAACTTTGTCTTTGTTCTTTCTCATATCAAAGCCCATTTCTTTGGGCCTGTTGATTGAGTGCATAATCTCATGCATCTTAATGAAAGTCACATAATCTTCTGGCGTATTGATGATACCTTTTTTAATAGGTTTAACACCTTCAACTCGTGGGTTTTCCCAACCGCGCTGCTCGTACATTACATCCTTGATGTGCTCTTCATCTATGTAAATGCGCTTCTCAGAGTCACGATAGAATGCTGCTTTATAGCGACCGCCTTTAGCAAACTCACCTGTTGGCCCAGATATGACTTCAGCTTTGGTTGCAGGAAACTCAATCGTATTACTCCATGCCTCTGTGTTTGCCATATACAAACCAGACTCAGACTTCTGCCAAGGTGCATTTGCAAGCTTCTTAGCATCTTCTAAATCAATGTTATAACGCAGCAGATACTCTTGCTCTTGCTTCGTTGCTTTGCCCTGCGTCCAGCGCACAGAGTAATCAATAATGCTGTGAGAGCGCATCATAGCATCAAAGTCTTTGAAGATACGAGTAATCGGGCCAAGACCGTTGAGCAGATAGAAAGGCTCTTTAGCCTTATCTAGTATGTCAGATCTAAACGGATTATTGTTTACATCATCAACAAGACGCAGATGCGCCGAGTTCATAATATTATCTAAGGCTTCACCAGCTAGTCTGCCCTCTTTGCCACCAAGTCTTAGCTGATTGTTCTTCATTACTGAAAACAAGCCACGAAACGTAGGAGCAAGCCCATGCTCCATCATGATCTTAGCTGGCTCAGTTATTGTCGATATACCGGCAGAACCTAGATAGTTTAACTGTGCAAGGCTGCGAAGAACTCTAGCCGTTGATTGATCCCAGCGATCAGGCTCACGCTGCAAACCACCCGTAACTCTTCTATACAAGTGACGCATATCACGCAAAGCGCGGTTAGCTTGCTCTGGTGTATTGCCAGCATCCAGCATTTCGTTAAACGTATCATCTAATACATCGTCGATAGATGCCCCATCAAACTGTCGAGAAAACTCATAGCGAGTTCCAGTGCGCTGAACGTATGCCTTCATTACAGCAATCGGATTAGTTTGAATAAAGTCTAAGACCAATGCGTTTGGAATATCTACTAAGCGGTGCTTAAAGTGCTTTGATTTACCAGCGCCATAGTAACCAGCCTCAGGATCTAAGATGTCCTTAATGCCAATGATGTTATCTATTGTATCGTCAACACGCGTTTTAATAGCTGCTGGATCTGTAGATAGCTGTACTTTGCTAAACTTACCGTCCTTCTCAACAACTATTGACGGATTATTCTTGTACCAGTCTGTAAGAATACGCTCAAACTCTACGCGGTTTGCCTTGATTGCATCCTGATCCCAGTATCTAGGACGGAAGATCTTTTCGTTAGCTGGCATAACTTCATCGGTTATATCATCTAAGATAGCACGAGCCTCATCTACTTCATCGCCGTAGCGCCGCACCTGAGCCTCTAGCTTCATACGGTAGTCTATGTTGCGAGCAGTCTCTAAGCGCTTCTGTACGCCTTCTATGCGCCTCTCACGGCCTGTTATGAACTTCTCGTAGTGTGCCTTAGATCCAATCAGGCCTTGCTCGCTAAGGCGAGTCTCCCAAGTCTTGTAAAAAGTATTGAGCTTGTTCATGGCCTGAGCTTCAAAATCATCCGCAGCTTCAACGCCACGCATTGCTTTTGAGTCTACGCCCTCAAGCCATGTCTCAAAGTCTTTGCGCTTAAATGTATAATCCAGAGGATTGACCACACCCTTGCCAGTGCTCTCACCCCAGATCAGCATCATGTCATCGTATGTCTTTACCCATTCGCCTTCGAGCAGCTTAGAGTTCTGAAAGACTGAGTTACCTACCTTCTGACCTTGTTTGTTTGCTGCAAGCAGTATGCCAGAGTCGTTAGCTATTTTGAGTGTACGCAACTTAACTGAGTTCGGGATGCTGTCATCAGTAAGAATACGTTTCATAGGAGTGGTTACTCCTTTATATAGCCATGAGTCGGTAAACAAGCTTGGCGCTATCTCAGCAACAGGCTCACCCTCAACTGGCTCAATCTGTTTCTGCAGATTAGCTATCTCTTCTTCAGCAGACTTCTGCGCCGCAATCCTTCTTTGCATTGGGATTGTTACTAAACCACTGATGGCACCGCCAAGAATAAACGAAGCGCCAATGTTTAATGCTGCCTCTTCTTTTGTAGCCAAGGGATCAAGCGGATAGCGAATAGCTTCCTGACCAGCAACGACAGCAGCGGTAGACGCGCCACCCCTAACAGCAGCGCCAGCAAAAGTTGCAGCACGAGCAAACGGAATACCAATGTAGTTGATAGGATCAAACAGTTCCGCAGCAAACTGTGGTATAATACCTGACCTAGAAAGATCTTGGCGTGTCTTTAGCCCATCTCTCAGGTTTTGAACCAGATATTCCATATGATCTTTATTTGTAGCTCTAAGCAATGTCGAGCCATACTGCTTCATATCATCAGGAATATTATCTATTGCCCTATATCCATCTTGAGGCAACGAAGGAAAGCGAGCTATTTCTAACTCTCTATTTATTAGAGGCTGATATTTATAAGCTAAAGATGCCCCAACAGTTTTTAGAAAAGAAACATCGGGCATAGGTGTTACTCTTTGCCCAACCTCAATCTCTCTTAATGCTGTTAGCCCATTTTTCATTCTTCTAGCGCCCTATTAATGTCTTCATATGTCTTGGGAACATAGTCAGAGAAGAGAGGGTTAAGTCTGTTTTCCAACTCTTCTCTTACAAGAAACTTTCTTTTTTGTTCTGTCTCTTGCTCTCTTAATGCAGAATCACGCACACTTGCCTTTTTAGCTGTATGGTCTGCAATATCACTACGATCAAAGGCAGGCCACATAAGCTCAGGCTTTTCGCCCTTTCTAGAAACTTGTTCAAAGATTAATGGTTGCAATACTTTATTTTCATCCACGAAATAAGAAAAGTAATTTACTCCAGCAGTGCTTTCATCTGGAACTAAGTACACTCGCTTAACATCCTCTATCTCTATATCTGTAGTCCCCTTAACAGTAACAGTTGGGTCTAACGAATATCCAAATGGAAGCTGTGATTCTACTGCTGCTATAAATGCAGTACGATCATCTTCCTCAGGAAATACAGCCTCTAAAGAGTAACGTGATCTTTCGATTGAGCCAGCAGGAAAGCGCGGATCAGCAATGTATTTGCTTTTTGCATACTTGCTATCAACAATTTGATTTAACACAGAGTTAATTTGCGATGCGCCCTTTCCAGTAAGGGCCATATACTCAGTAACAGGTGCTAGCTCTTCTGCAATAATAGGATCTTTTACCAAATTTAAAGTATATGCAGTTGGTGTCATTTTTTGTAAAACAACATCCATATTAATCTTAGCTTTAGGATCTGTCTGCCTTTGAATTAAAGTAGTTGCAATTTCATTAACACTTTCGCCAGTATTTAATCTTATCTGATGTATGTCATTTAAGCGCTGAGCATCCGCTGGACTAATAGAATCGCCAAATCTGCTAATAAACACACCAGTATTAGTGGGGTCATTAGATAAAACAGCGTGTATATCTAAAAATTGCGCTGCATTTGGAACTACTTGACCAGATAAGATTTGGTCAAGCTTATCTATTAACCCCTGTGGTGGAGCACTTCTCATTATAGAAAGCGCAGCAGCCCGTTGTGTATCGGGAAGCTGATCAAACCGCTCTAAGTCAATGCCAGCATTGTCTAGCATATCCTGACTAATGTCTCTGTCAGCCTTATCGTTAGCGTTTCCGCCGCCACCAAGAATACGGATAGAATTATTGCGAAGCTCAATAGCTTCTTTCATTTGTGTTTCATTAGCAGATACTGCTGACTTAATACCTTTAATTTTACTAACGACAGCATCAACGTCATCTGTAGCTTCTAAGATCCGATTGCCAGCAGCAACTACATCAGGCGACATGCCTTCACGCTTACCTCGGCTGTCTACATATAAAATAAGATTATTTAGACTGTTAGAGTTAGCACGAGCAGCAAAGGTTGTGACCTCACCAAAGGCTCTGGACTTACTTAGACGGTTTGATTCAGATATACCTTGATCTGCCGTTAAGCCATTTGGTCCAATACTATCTTCAATCTTAGCATTTAGAGAATTAAATTCTTTATCACTAAGCGCACCAGACTCAGCAGCAGTTGCAGCTTCTGTTACAGATTGAGCAATCTCAAAGCGTAATGCTTCTCTATCTCGTTGCTGTCTAATCTGATTAATGTTTGCTGATAGAACTTCTCTAGCAAACCCAGTGTCCTCATTGGGATCAAAAAAGTCAGTGTTGTAAATCTCAGAAATAAATGTGCGCTGCTTTAATGACAGCTTGCTCATGTCCTCTGGATTATTGCTTACTAATGCAATCCGAAACTCTTCTATATTACCTTCAGCAGCCGCTTGAATTAAATAAGGGCGAATAAGGTTCTGGCGAGCATCTTTTAAATCGCTTTCTCGTTCTGATCTTGAATAAGTCTCATCAGATAAGAAACGTTGATCTAACTTAGACTGAACATTTGTATACAGATCATTTGTTAAGTTAAGGCCAGCTTGTATCGAGTAATCCTCATCTGAGGCAAAGGCATCAGACGCATTAATGCTAGATGTAGTAAACAAAGTTTCAAGAGTATCAGGCAGAGTAAGCTCTAGCTCTCTTGCTTTTAGCTTTGCTAGATTCGATGCTTGCTGAATTTGATCCTGCTCAACAGCATTGTAATCGCTAGATACAACCGAGCTATGTCTAAGAACCGCTTCTATGTTTGCTGGCTCAACATAAGTCAAAAGACTTTTAACTTCTTCTTGCAAACCTTTTGGCAATCCTGACATCTGATTACCGCGAGTTCGTATAGCAAGATCAATCGCATTGCGCTCTGATTTGTTTGCAGTTCCAGAAAGAAGATACTCAACAGCGCCAAGTGCAATAGATTGCTTAAGCTGTTGTGAGGCGGTCTGATCAGCTCCAATTTTTAACAGTGAAGAAGATACACCATTCTGAGCATTGGCAAACTCTCTATCATGTATTGCAGCGGCCTCACTAATATCTTCACCTTCACGCGCAATAAAGCCACCAGCACGAGCAATGCTATAAACATCATCTTGACTTGCACTAATCCCAGTAAGGATAGAATTAGCGGCATTCTGCCTAGATCTTGATGCAACGCGCTCTTGAATGTTTAACTTTGTAAGAGCTAAGAACTTAGCGCCTGTTGTTTCTACAAACGTTCTGTATTTACCTTCAGCACCATCAGCCATCTGACCAATGTAATTACTCATTACTTCATCATATGACTCAGGATCATACTGGTATTTTAAAGCAATCTCTTGAGCCTTAACTCTAAGCTCAGTGCCAATTGAGTCTTCGTATCTCTTATCAATAACGCTCTGATAAGCAGCAGATGCTATACGACCAAATCCTTTAGGAGCCTTAAATGCTTCTGGCTTTCCTGTTTCTGGATTTATTGTTCTTAGTTTCTTTTCCTCAATAGCTTCAGCAATTTCTATACCTTTTTTTTTCAGCCGCAATAGCAGCCTCCTTAAAAGCAATCTCTTGAAATGCAGATGCAACATTGCTAATCGCATTACCAATATCTTGGCTTCCAGCATTAGTGCGGACAACCCCAATAGGTTGAGTAAATTGTTGCGTTCTTTGCCTAATAACAGCCATTATTTGCTCACATTATATTGATAAATGCCTTGTCCTATAGTTCCAATAGCATTGAACAAAGAGGCAGTTTGAATATTTCGACCTCTACGCCTTTCAGCCATAGCAGCCATTTCTGCCTTCATTCCTTCCATGCTAGATTGCCTTACTATTCTTCCAATGTCATCACCCACAAGACTTTCCTGCCTTTCAAGAAATGCCTGTACGCTTTTATCCGAGCCAACATCACGACCAGCTGCAAAAAATGCAGCTACATTAGCTGATGTTGCTAATTCATACTCTTCTCGCCTTGCCCTAGACATCTGCAAGGCTTGGACTTCATTTAAAACTTTGTCTGTTTTAATTTGAAATGCGTTTAAATCAGCAGCCTCACGCTGTCTTCTAGCAGCGCTAACTTGCCCCATTGCGCCAAAAAGTGAACCAGCAAGACTAAGAACAGCTAAACTCATTGAACTACTAACTCCGCTACTATTCCATTAATTTGCATTGCTTCTGGATCACTTTGCTCAATAACTACTTGTGGATTTCTGTTGTAACCAAGAAGCTTTATTTCTTTTTTTCCTGTAAAACTTCCATCAATAGCAAGCTTAGAGTTTACATTCATTGACGTTGTGTCCTTTACATCAACAATAACATTAGTAATTCCACGAACCTCACCAGTTACAGGACCGCTTCCCATATTTGCATCTATTGGATTGGTTGTTAATTTAGCTGTAAACTTCTTACCAACAAGAACAGAGTCATAACCAGAGCTAGAATAAGCAGACAAATCAATTCTATTTGCTACACCGCCAACATCCCCAACAGTAAAATCACCTAAGTAAGTATATTCAGAGGTGCTGTTCTTATAACCATTTACAGAAATTACATCACCATTTGTATACAGTGGGCCAACAGTTAATTGTGTTGAAAATGTGTGAAGTTCAGAAAAGTCTAAATTTTCTAAATCAAACTTACAAAGTTGAAGCTCATTATTTGAATCATACACATTAGCATATAAAGTTTTATTTATTGCAATGACTGAATCAAAGCTTCCATCCGTAGTAACACTTGTCCACGCAGCTTTTCTTTCAGCCCTGTTAGATGAAAATAAAGTCAAATTACCATTGCTTAATGTAAGCGCTGCATATGAATCAGGTAAATTAAATAAACCATGAGTAACAGTAAGATACTTAGGATTGTCTATAAGATGAGAAGCAAGAGTAGATATTGAAGAAGCTGTATATGCATCTTCAGAGTCTGAATACAAAAATTCTCTAACTATCTTCCCACTTCTTTGAGCAAAAATAGTTGCACCATCTATAGAGCAAGGCAATACAAAGCTACTGCCATATGGAGTTTGCATTCTTATTTGAGCATTGGTAGGCGTTATTGCTTGGTTTAAGTAAGTAGGAATATAAAGCTCACCTGTAGCTGTAAAGACTTGCAGATCACGGTTAGAAACTAAATATCTGATTTCATGAGAATCGCCTGTAGCAGCGACTAAATTAATTGACTCATCATCAGCTGCCTCACCTACATCAAAGTTAAAAAAACTTCCAAGTTTACTCATCCATATTGTATCGGGTTCTGATAAAGTTCCCCCAAAACACAATCTATTTTCATGAAAGGCAACCGCAGCAGGGTATCCCCTTACAGCAGAAAACGCTTGCTCATCCCATGTTGTTGTTGGAGCATGACACGATACAGATACAACTCCACCACCATCCTCACTGCTAGATGCATTTCCACCAGCTTGATAAGTGTATGTATTATCATCTATTATTTCTCTGACTTGATCGGTAATATTTAAATTGCCAGTGTTAATACCACCTGTAGATGAAGCGTTTTGGATTGTAATTGCATCTCCTACATTAAGGCCATGCAAAACATGTGTAACTTCTACTATATTTGAACCATCTCTAGTTCTTAATGGATTAACAACAGATAGTCTGGCAGAAAGATTATCAACAACATTAGCCGTTACGTTGGTTGAAGAGTTGTATGCCGTAATAGTTATTTCAGATTCATGATATCTTACAGTTGTTCCAACGTGATCTGGCGTCCAATAAGCAGAACTAGTAATTAAACTAATTCCATTTCCTGTTACAGCAGAAGGATTAAGAGTAACCCCAGATGCATGAAACCTAGAGTATGGTTGATACGTAACAATATTATCTGCTCTTGAGTCAAACGCATAAGTACTCACCTCAAAACTTGTAAGGCTAGTCCTGACAAGCATTCTTGGCGCAAACAAAGGATGGCAAATAAACATTACATCGCCATATTGTGCAGCTGTATATTCTTGCAAATACTCCCTATCAAAAGGCAAGGTAGCGCTGCTAACATCTTGAGTTAATGTAGAAACAAGACTTAAGTCACTATTAGCAAGCTTTCTAAAACACCTTACTTTTTGATGCTCAACTGAAATTACATATTCTTCGTTTGTATCAAAAACAAATCTAAACAAATGAGATTGTTCTGGATAAGTAGAACTGTATGTTATGCCATAAGGGGGGCCGAAGCCCCCGACCCTTTAGTTGTTATCAAGGACTTCGTAGATACCATCGTCATCAATAACAACAGAACCCATAGACATCATAGATGTTGCAAGGTGTGAAACTTTTTGCGGTACATAGTTTACTTCAGTCGTGAACATCAGAGTTGACGCCAATGCCAACTGCTCGATGTATGGTACGCAAAGTTTTTACCACCAGCTACAGCAGACGTTGAGAAGATCTTGAAGCCCAAGAACTCTTTCATTGTCATGCCGCCAGCAAATGGCAAGTTCTGTGGTCCAACAAAGTCAGAATGATGCAAACTCGTTAATGTTAAACAAGTCAGCAAAACCAGCAGGGGACATAGCAATATAGCGCTGTCCATCTTCTGGAATGTCGGCTGCGCCAAATGTTCAAACAATGAAAGCAAGTCAGCTTTGCCAAAGCACCAGCTAGTGTCATGCAATCTGAGTTGAGTTAGCACCAGCGTCCATTGCTGTAATTGTGATTCTCGTCAGTCTTGCGACCAATGCAGCAGCAGCAGATTCAGCTACAGCTTGACGCTCGTTGATGTTGATCTTCAACTCATCAAGCTTGTCGATGTACTCAGCAGCGTAGAAGTCAGCCATTGTTGCTTCAACGTTGGTGTGTGCCAAGTTCCATTGCAGTAACGTCACCGTTGCGAGTTTTAGTATTGCTGCAGTGCCTTTCCAATTTTTTGGAAACGAGCAGTTGAACCAGTTACATTTGTCGTACGAACAGTGTTGCGGAGCTTGGAACCCATACGCTGATACGCCATATGTACTTCGGTTTCAAACTGCTTGATAAAGGCTTGGTCGATAGTATTAGCCATTTTACAGTCCTATTAGAAGTTTCAGTTGATCACAGGTATCCGCTTTTCTATCTCAACAAGGGTATCCTTACGGGCCTTTCAATGTATTACGGGCTGTCGTGGTTCATCATAAACACAATTTTGATCTAAATTGCAACGAACAAATTCAACATACTTATTTCCGTTCTGTATAGACACACCAACAGGATCAAACCCTAACCACGTTGCCCAGCTTACCATGCCTTCATAATCAGCAAGAATTGTCATAGACATATGCGATTGGCTTTGATCAAAAAACTCTACTAGCATTCTTGATCCACGCGCTAACATTGTAAAGTTTTCCCTTATTTTACTGGAAAACATTGCAAACATTTGAGGCCAATCTTGATCCTTTTACGGCAGACATAAGCCTCTGAAGTTTTGCTCATTACTTCTAATGCTGTTCTTACATCGCAGTATCCTAATAACTTTATCTCTCTGCGATTTTCTTTTGATAAAACTCTTTCAAGCTCATCAATGTGAAAAGATTTAAGGGGAGTTAAATAGTAACTCCCCCTTTTTATTATCTTAACCTCTGTAAAGTTGTTTAAATCCATCATCCACCTGCTTTACAAAGTTTGCATCTCTATTACGAGGCTCCCAATATCTTGGGTCTTTCATCATTTCTTGCAAGCCTTGCTCAGTAATTGATGGGGAAGGGCTAGCATTTCCAGCAAAGTTACCATCTTTCATTTTATCCATAATGGTTTCTAAAGCTAAAATACCTTCATGAGATTCACACATGCGCTCAATAGCTGGCAGTGCATCTTCTGGAAAAAACTTGTTAGCGAATACAGAAGCGGCTTCAATTCTTGTGCTGGCATTATCACCAAGCTTTGCTGACTCAGCTTCTATATCTGGCTGATCTGCATTAATCGCTTGAGCATACATTTCTATACCCTTTTGAAACTCTTCTTGCCCATAGCCATTCTCAAAAGAATGCTCAGACCACCATTGCAAAAGCTCATTATCAACAGCAAGTTCATCGTCAACAATGTCTGGAAGTTGATAATCACCAGCAGTCTCTGGCCTATCAGCAAAAGCTTCTGCTTTTATTTCTTCAAGCAAGGCTTCTCGTATTTCCTCATCTTTGCCACCAAGTTTAGACTCAAGTTCTTTATATGCTTTTGCTAAATCTTCACCTGTTTTATATTTCTCAGGTAGCCACTCTGGGCGCTCAGGTGCAACAGACTGCTCTACATCTTGCTGAGTTACAAAGTCACGGCCATCTGCTTCAGCCGCTTGAATTGCTGCGTCATCATTCATTTGTTTTTACTCCTATGTGCATGAGATATGCGTTGTTCAAGAAGGCCAACTACATACCGCTGCCCTTCTATATGTCTTAGCTCTTCTGTAGATACGTTAGGTCCATTAACCATCTCAATAGTTATAGACCGAAGATATTGAAGCACAGCCTTTCCAGTAGGCGTGTTAAATATCTGAGCTATGTTTTCACTTATTTCAACGTCTTTATTTGTGTGACGCTGTATTCCATCTATGCCAATATTAGCCTTCGTCGCCAACTTGCATTCCTTGTTGCTGTTGAGCCATTTGCTGCGCTATTGCAGCTATTTGTCTACGCTGTTCTTCATCACGAATCAAGCTTTCTGGCACGCCAAACTTCTTAGAAAGGAATATAGCTGTTTGCTCTGAGTCAACTAACATTTGCATCATCTCAGGGCCAAAGGCTCCACCAACAAGCTCTAAGAAACGCGCAACACTTGAGATGTCTTCGTTTGCTTGCGCTTGTGCAAGCGGAGATACAGAACGCACTTTAACCTCCCTACCATTTACTGTAGGTACTTCTATGCGGCCCTGCTTCTTTAAGATGTAAATTACACGTTGAAGTACGGGCTGCACGAGTTCAGCTTGCAGCCTGCCAAATGAAGAACCCATCCTTCTGGATAGGTCTGCCATTCTTTCAGCTACCTCAGTTGCAGTCGCAGGAGTTTTGTTGGGATCAGCAAGCATATCCATAAACAAAGCCTTGCGAATATTAAGGCGCATATCATTAAGAACAAGCTGCGCTACATCAAAGCGACCAGCAGCTTGTATAGGCTGAAGGCCAGCAGAACCCATAGCCTTTGGTATAATAGTTCCGGGCACCAAATTAATTGTATCAGGATTAATTACGCCATCATCTTCCATCTGATATATACCAGAAATAGACATTTGAGCATTCTCAAGAATAAGCTCAATCGTTAAGTTGGTAGTTTTAATAGCAGACAAAGCATTAAGAATGGGGCCACGACCATATACCTCGCCAGAACACTTGGACCATCTAAAGCAAATAAACGGATTAGACCCTACGCCCTTCATCTGTTTTTGATGTAGCGTTGTTTTAGTAGTCATGCAGAATGCGTAATGATAGTAAGCTTCTTCGTTTCTTCTGCTGTAGTCACGACACACAAGTTCAAGGACAGTAGTTTCTCTGTCCTTACCCATTTGCTGCTCAACCTTTGGATCAAATACAGCGTCAGGAAAAAGAATACTTAGATCGTCAAAAGGGATCTTTTTACGCTCTCTAAATACATGGTCAATCTTATCGTCTGGACCAGTATCAAGTACGACATGCGGAAGAGGTATTGCTGTAAAGTTTATTGGATTAATTGAATCCCCTTCTTCGACGCACAAGACACCAGTACCAACAGCCAAGTCCATAAAGGATTCATGAACCTCTTGGCTAAAGTTAGAATTTTGCAATACCTCAAATACATAATCGGTAACTTCATCTAACTCATTATCAATTGCTTCGCGCTGATCTTTGGCACTTCACTGCCAGACATAAGATCAGCCCATCTAGCAAAGTTAGGAACAATACCAGACTGCAACCTGCTAGCAAACTCCTGAACGCCTACGACAGCTGTTTCATCAAAGATCTTTTCATCTCTGCGCTGTCCAGCTTCTTCATAATAAAATGACTCACGTTGAGGCAGAGCGTACTCATAACACTCCTCAAAGAGAGGAACCCAGTTTTCCCGAAAAGCTTTTGCCTTTTGGTACTTCTTTAGTTTTTGCTCTGCTAAAGTATTCATTATCCAAACCGCCCTAAGAATCCAGCGCCACCAGAACGGAATAAAGATCTACGACCACGACCGCCACGCATACGGCCACTAGATCCACGCACATTGCGTTTTTCAGTTTTGGTTTCTATTGCTTCAGAAATATCTTCTCGTTTCTTTTCAGCAACCTTTTCAACTTCTTCACGTTTTTGCTCATCCGCTTCAATTCTTTGCTCTACAGCCACTTGCTTTTCTGTTTTCTGTTTTGCCTTTGGCACAGGTTTTTTACTGCTACGTTTTGGAAAGCACATAACTATCTCCTACATTCTAGACCAAACGCCAGCTGATCTGCGTGTACGTGGGCCTTTGTTAAATACATCAAAGTTCCTCTTAGCTACTACAGGCTTAGACGGTTTCTGATTATTCATCAAGGCTCGTCCTTCACCAGCACCTAACAACAGGTATTGAAGCGCGTCATGAATATGCGAATACATGTTTTTATCTGGTTTGTCAGCATATCTTTCACCAGACACCTCCATGCGCTTATACTGATAGCCACCCTCAAAGCCCTTAATAAGCTGTGGACAGCGCCTATCAATTAAAAATGCTGGCTTACCTTCGGTCATCTTGTTCAGCTGGGAGGAGACTGATTCAAGACGCAGGTCAACAGAGTTGGAGGGCGCTGGAAACGCCTTCAAGCCAGCACCGCGCAGAATGTGAAATGGAGTCGATTCATCAGTCTGCGCTCTAAAGTCTCCCGCTGGATCGCCATATATATAGACATCAGAACACTCTGAAAACCTTGTGGCTATTTCCTGCCTCAGAACTTCTGCAAATCTTACAATGCCCATATCAAATGCAACGACTTCAGCTTGGATTAACCATCTTCCCCTTACCTTTTGCCCTAGCACGGCGGCGGGGGTTAGGCCAAAGTCTAAGCCGACATAAAGGGGCAACGAAGCGGCAATGGCGATTTCTTCTTTTGCAACAT